TTATAGAAAATAATAATAAAATAGACACATCTATAAATAAACTAATCCTTGAGAACCAAGCCGGTTCTGGAGCATTGGGTAATGAAATTAAATGGGGTGATTCCTTACTTGGTAGACTTATTAATCATGTAATGAGAAAAGTTGGTATCGGAGCTAGTATTGTTAGAATGCAACCTCTTATCGCTAGATTAAAGTCTGAGTTTGATAATATAGCTGTAGAGGCTAGTGTTAATGAATTAACAGACGAACAAAAAGAACAATTCGCTTTACTTGCAGTATTTTCAATTCTTAATAAATTAGAAAATACAGTACTTAACTTACATATTAAAAAAACACCTTTATCTGAGATTAAAATTTTAACAGATTCTGCTATTGATTTTGTTGAGAAAACAGAAAATGTACCTGATAAAAATCAGTTGTTACAAAAGTTAAAAGCTTGGAAAACATTTATTGATGGATTAAAATTAGAAGAATTTGAGGAAAAAGAGACTAAATCTGATAAAGATTCTAAAAGCCTTTATGAGTTTTCTCTTCAAAATCTAAAGAGTGTATTAAACATTGTTAAGATATATGATGAGATGATGAAGAAGAAGTTTTATATCGCCGCTCCTGTTTTAGCTAACTCTACTCAAAAAAGTGGTACTTTATCACCTGAAGAAAAAGAAGTTGCTAAAGTAAATCAAGCAAAAATAGATGCTGAGAAAGCAGCTGGTGCTAAAAAACCCACTGTTGATGAAAAATACAAAGAGATTTTAGCCAAATGGCAAGAAGAACAAAAGAAACAAGGTAAAAATACAAATGCAGGAGAAGGTACTAGAGAAAGACTTAAAAAAGAGGCCGAGGCAGCTGTCAAAGAATCTTTAATGTTTGAAGAAGTTGAAGATACAACTCATGCTAGATATGGTGGTGAGGCAAATCAACAAGTTGGAGGTATGAAACAAAATCCAGATGGAACTGTTCAATGGGATTTTAAAAACTCAAAAAGTATAAATGCTGTTATTAAGTCGTTATATTCCTATTTCAAAAGTGATGCTGACGCTATAAATGAATTAGATGCTTTATTAAAAATGACACCTGAACAAAGAGCTGAGAGTGGTAAAAAAGTAAAGACTCCAATCGAAAAAATTTATGCATTGGTTAGGAAAAAATTTAACGCGAAGGGTCCAAGTGATGTCACTTATAAAGAGAATCTTGATAGTTTCTTAACAAAACCTGAGGCTATAGCTGAGAAGATTAATAATTTATACGCAGTAACTGTTAAAAATGATGTTATGAAAGCAACTAGTGATGAGATTGCTAAAAACTTTAAAAATAATGAAAATTTAGTTCTTTGGGAGAAAATGAAACAAGAGTTGGTTAACTTTAACTCAACTATGAGAGGTGTTCTTGAACCAGATTTACAATTTGGTAAGTCAAGTGCTGAATCTGTCGAAAAGAAAGAAAGTCTAATGAAATATTCTCAATTTATGAAAGTATTTGAGGCTGATGAAGAAACTAAACCTGAAACTCCAAAACCAGAAGAGACTAAACCAGAGACTAAACCTGAAGAGACATCAACTGAAGATTCTCAAGCTGATGTAGATTCTGATTCTGATGATGATAAGGGAAAACCTAAAGAGCTTATGAATAAGAATATAATTAATAAGATACAAGACTATTGGAGTAAAAAGATGGACTTAAAAGCTTGGGTTTTAGAAGAAACTGAAGTTGAAAAAATCAGAGAAAATCTTGAGAAAGAATTAGCTACTAAAAAAGATTCTTATAAAATAAGAGGAATAGATCCTATTATAAACATATTGAAATTATTTAACAGAGCTTATAAATTACACACAACTGATGTTATACCAGGTGGTAGATCTGATGGTGCTGTTGATAGATATACATATAATGAATATACCGCTTTTGGTAGTGGTAGTACACCAAATGCTATCAGTAATGGTCCTTATAGACATAAGAAAACATTTAATATGTGGGAAGATGCTGTATTAGATATTATGGCTGATAGAAAATATCAACCAATATTTGATCCAAAAACTCAAGTAATAGTAGGTGATAAAGTTAAAGAAGGTGGTGGTACTGCTTTAAGAAAAATGATGACTGATTTATTAGATGGTGATAATCTATATAAAGGAGATTCTAAAGATGCTGGTAGTACACAAAAGAAAATGTTGGATAGATATTTTGGAGATATAGAAGATTTTAACAAAATTGAAACAAGTAAATTGTCTTTCCCTGATCCAGGAAAAGAAGGTAAAACCGATTTAGATAATAATAACAAAATCGCTAATGAGATAGAAGATTTGAAGTTTGTGTTTGATACTACAGAAGAATTAAAAGAATCTTCAGTTATCAAAGATAAAAAATACAAAGGTTCTTTTTTCCAAATTAAAGGTAAAAATGAGTCAAATGAAGACTCTACTTTATATTGTTTTGTTCAAGAATATGAACGAACATATCTTTATTTAGTTTATAGTAGAAGTTTTTACTATTTTAAGAGATATATTGAAAATCAAGGTGGTGGTTCTCCTACTTTTGATAAAGGTGATTCTGGAGCTAATTTAAGGTTAGGTAAGGATGATAAATTACTTTATGGTACCGCTATTTTATTTGAAGACTTTAATCAGATTTTAAATAAAAAGATTGCTAAGATACAATTAAATAGTGTATCATCAGATGCTAAAAATCCAGTCTTTGAAGAAAAAGTGGAATTTGAACCTTCATCTGTTTATTGGTTAGCTAATATTACTAAAGGGGAATCTGAAGAAGGTAAAGAAGCTACTGAAACTAAAACAGTTTATACTTTATCTGATGCTGGTAAACTTAAAAACTCTATTGACACAACTGGTGGTTTTCCAAAAATATTGGAACTTACAACTAAGAAGTATAAAGATGGTAAGTTTAGTACTATAACTAAAAAAGCGTAAAGATGAAATATCTAAAGAAATATACTCTTTTTCTTGAAGAGGATGAATTTGAGGTTAAAGATACAGACCAAGCTGATGTTAAGATGGCTAAGGAGAAAATGAATACCATTAAAGAACAATTTAATGAGTATAATCAAAAAAAACCTCTTATTGATCAAGTTTATGTAAAAACTACTAAAAAGAAAACTAATGAGGAGATAGAAATCGAGCTTAAGAAAATATTAGGTGAAACTGATATACAAAGTGAAGAAGATAGAAATCCTTTTTTAGTTGAGTATTGTACGATAGCTAGACTTAAAAAAGATGTTGATGATTTACAAACAGCAAAAGCTGAAGATAAAGTTAAATTAGATGATTTTCAAGAGGAGTTAAAGTTATCATCTGAGGCTAGTACTAAATTGTTGGTAAATACTAAAATTCAAGATATTAAGAATAGAATGGGTCAAAAATCTGCTAAAATTACCCAACTAATGAATGATATAAACACAAAGCAGAAAGAACATGTCACAAAAATGGAAAAAATAAAAATGGACATGACTGGATATATTAAAAAAATCAGCGATTCTGATCAAAAATAGAAAAAATATCGTTTTTAGCTTTTTATATATATACTAAAATTAAAAAATTAAGATAATAATATGGCAATTCAAATTGGAAAATACAAAAGACCAGGAATCTTCATAGAAGAATTTGACAAGTCAGTAATCAGCAGCCCTGTAGTTGAAGGTATCACAAACCTTGTTATAGGTGTTTCTAAAAAAGGACCTGTTAATACACCAATTAGAGTTTCGACTGTTGGTGAACTTGAATCAATATTCGGTCAACTAGATAGAGGTCTAGAAAGAAAAGGTTCTTTCTTCCACAGAACTGTTTCTAAAATGTTAGAAACATCTCCAGTGTTCGCATTGAATCTATTGGTTACTGATGATACACTTGATACAATCGAGTATCAGTCTTTATCATCATCATCTGGTTATATGAATGATGTGGAAAGAAATGGATCTTACAGAAGATTCTTTGATACTACTGGTTTCTGGAAAAGAGACACTGAGTCTTTCATTAACTTAACTAAATCTAACATTGGTTACAATGAAAGAGCATTTAGTATAACAAACCTATCTGATAAATATGTAACTACATTTATCTTCAAATCTAAGGTTTCTGGATTTGATAGAACATTACTTGAATGGTATGGTTCTGTTGAAAAAATGCCTCCTTATGTAAATGCTAACGACTACGCATCTGACTATTTAGTTGATGTTGTTGTAGTTGCTGGTGACTGGTCAAACTACCAAGAATTGGCAGTTGATAATAGATGGAGTGCATACTTCAATACGTCTGGTTTAGTAAAAGGACAAATTAGAAATTTCGCCAATGACAGAAATGTTACATTATTATCTTATTATGAGGGGTTATCTTTGATTCCTTACTTTAGAGATTTAAATGGTAGAAATATATTCATCGAAACAACTATAAATAGAGACACTGACTCAACTGGTTTATTCTGTGCATTCAATTCAGATTTAGTTGAAAGAGATTACTACACTGGTTTATTAGACTTGTTGGGTAATACATTAGTTGGTCAAGAAGAAACATCAGTTGATTTCCTTTCTTATAAAGAAACAATCGCTGAGTCAATTAAAATTACAAACACTCCACTTGACTTACCTGGTAATGTTACTGGTATGTTAGGAGGTTCTTGGAATAATTATGGATTCTATAGTCAAGATCCTCATGCATTTCAATATGGTCCTGGTAACGGACTTAACAACACAGGTTCTACAACTTCTGGTATTGTTTTTAATGCCGGTAATAGAACATCTTGGTTCTCTGAAGGAGTTGTTTATGGAGTTGAATTAGTATCATCTACTCCTACATTTGGTACTGTTTCTGGCACAACATCAAATGCTACTCAATCTGTTACATTTACATTTGGTGTAAATGACGGAGCTTATGCAGTTATTGGTGATACATATGTTCCAATTTCAGCTACTGCAACACTTACTGTAAACTCTAGTGATTATGCTGTAACAAGTGTTACTGCTTCTTACACATCAACTTTCATAGTTGATTCAACTGGTGAAATGTCTGTAGTTAGTACAACAACTGCTGATACCAACCCTACTGTTGGTGCTAATGATATAGTTCTTGGTTACTTTGACTTTAACCTTAGAAATGGTTACTTTGTTAGTACTGGTTCAATAACTTATAATGAAGTTACAGTTAATACCGCTGGTTATGTTGATTATAGCTTTGGTACTGCATCTACTGATGATTACTACATTACAGAAACTTCACCTGGTGTTATTAAAGTTGAATTCCCTGGTACTAATACAACATCTTCGGTTAAAAACTATGAACAGTGGAGAAAGTTCAAACTACGCAATAGATTAGTTAACATAATTGATAGTCCTAATAAAAACTATATAACAATGTTATTGGATGCTGCTAGTCAGAAAAAATACAGCTTTGAAAATGTTACTATATCTGATATAGTTACTTCAACTACTGATAATAAATCATTTACGTTAAATACTACACTTACTTCATTAGAATTAGCTGATGTAAAATTAGGTATGTTTATACTTTACACAACAGATAATGAGTTTTTACTTGGTAGAGAAGGAGTTGTTACTAAAGACACAGTTGCTGTATCTACTGGATATGGTGTTGTTGGTAAGTATTCTAACTTCTATAACAAGTACTATGATGGTATCATTAATACAAAAGATTATTTCTATGATAATAGATTATGGGTTAATTCTGGTGGTGCTGTAAATAACTATGTTGGTGAATCATTTGGTGTTACGTTCCTAGACGGTGAAAGCGCATCGGGTACTAATACAGGTGCTACTTCATCATACGCTGGTTATAACTACATTTTATTTAATACTACAACTAGTGGATTTGATACTCCTTTAACAGGTGTTGATCTTCAAGTAAATGAAGTATTATTATTCCCTAATTCAGTTGATAATGTTGGTACATTTACAATTGTTGCTAACTCTGTACATCCTTTAGATAGTGCCTCTGACTTAGCTGATGAGTTAGGATATCCTTCTACAACTGGTGATTACTGGTACGCATATCAAGTAAACGAAGAAGTAGTTGGTGAGGATTTATTAATAACTAATAACCCAGTTACTTTAGTTTATGACTATCTTACTAAACACTATTTAAGAATGTATCTTGATAGTAGTTCAGTATTAACTGTTGATTTCTTAGATGTTTTATTAGAGAATGATGTAGATGCTAATGAGAGAGCAAACAATACTTTCTACATTCAGTCAGAAAAATCAAACTTTACACAAACAATAGAGATTGAGGTACCAGCTGGATATGTTCAAGTTCCTAACAAAATATTAGTTGATGGAGCTAGATTTACTGAACTTAAAGTTGGTGATTTCTTAGAGGCTTATTATGATTCTAGTTTACTACAAACTGGTGAGTTCCCAAGAAAATTAACAAGAGTTTTAAGTAAAAGACAGTATGCAGGTGATACTTCATTAACTGAGGTTACTTGTGATTCTAGAATTGCTACTTATAACTACAATGGTGACTTACAAACTACAAGATTTGTAACAATCGACCAATACGCTACTACATATAAAGCTATTTCTCTTAAAGGATTTAGAGTAAGAAATGCTTCTTTACCTGATGGTACTGAAACAAAACAAAATCAAGTTCTTAACTTAGTAGCAAAAGGAACACCTTTATTCAAAGCGTTGACAAATAAAGAAGCAATTGACTTCAGATATTTAATTGACTCTTTTGGATTAGGATTAACAGAAAGATCTAAACAACAATTAGTTGATATTTGTGGAGATAGATTAGACGCATTTGGATTCTTAAATATGCCTTCATTAAGAAGCTTTAAGAACTCTTCTTCACCGTCATTTGTTAATACCGAAGGTGTTTTACAATTAGAGTATGTTGCTAAAGGTGGTGACCCTGAAAGTAACCCAGCTTTCCTTTACTCATTTGGTGATGGTGCTGGTACAACTTGTGTAGGTTACTTTACACCTTATGTTGTTGTGAATGATAATGGTAGACCAATTGACTTCCCACCAGCATCTTATGTAGCTACAACTTATATGAGAAAACACATTTCTAATGTTGGTAATGTTACTCCGTGGACAATCGCGGCTGGTGTTACTAATGGTAGAATTACAAACATCAACAGTCTTGAAATGGATTTCACCCCAACTGACATTGAATTCTTAAACCAAGCTCAAATGAACCCATTAGTGTTCAAGAGAAATAGAGGATTCGTTATTGAAACTGAAAACACAGGACAAACTCTTTATAAATCAGCACTTTCTTACATTCACGTTAGAGAGGTATTGATTGAACTAGAGAGAGAGTTATCAAGAATGTTGTTAGACTTCCAATGGAAATTTAACACTCCTGATATTAGAGCTGAGATTAAACTTAGAGCAGATGTTATCTGTGAAACTTATGTAAGTAAGAATGGTTTATTCAACTACTTTAATAAAATGGATGATGAAAACAACACAGCTGAAATCATTGACAACCAAATTGGTGTTCTTGATACTTATGTTGAACCAATCAAGGGTATGGGTGTTATTGTAAATAACATTACAATCTTGAGAACTGGAGCAATCAGTGCAGGTGGATTCATCAACTCATAAGAACTAATAAAATTAATGAAAATCCCTCAGAAATGAGGGATTTTTTATTTTAAATAAACTTATTTGTTATTATTTAGTATAATAGAGGAGATAATATAACTAATATATAAAAAAAATAATATAAACAAATATGTCAGATAACAATCAAAAACAGGAAATGTCGGAAGAAGACTACTTAAAGAGACACCTTTCTGATTTAGAAACTGGTAAACAACAACAAACTATTAACTCAGATATTCCTTTCGTGGAGCCTGTTGTTGATAATACAAGAACAAATGACTTAAACTTCTTTAATTTTGATATTAGAGAATTACCTTGTGGTCAATTCTATCCAGTAGGTACTCTTTTTATGATTAGACCTGCTCAAGTTAAAGAGATTCAAGCATATTCAATGGTTGATGATGAAAACTTTTATGACATTATTGAGAAAATGAATGATATTTTAAAGTCTTGTGTTAGAATTAAATATCCTGATGGAAAATTAGGATCTTTTTTGGAAATTAAAGACCAAGATAGATTGTTTTTAATTTTCTTAATTAGAGAATTAACTTTCCAACAAGGAAATTCATTAGCAGTTACTGTTAAATGTCCTAGTTGTTCAACTGATATTTCTTTAGAATTGAAGAGAGATACTTTTCACTTTCATGAGATTGATGAGAAACTTGATAAATTCTTTAACCATTCTAGTAGAACATATAACTTTAAGACGGTTAATGGTAAAACTTTTGAATTAACTCCACCAAACATTGGATTACAAAAAGCTTTCACTGATTATATTGTTAAAGAAAATAATGAAAAGAGAACTCCTAACTTATCGTTCTTAAAAATTATTCCATTTATGTTAGCTGGTAGATCAGCAATAACTTATGATGGTATTAAAGCTAAGTTAAAAGAGTTTGAAGATATGGATGATATTTCTTTCCAATTCTTAAATGCAGCAGTTAGTAAAATGACTTTTGGTATTAAAGAGTTAAAGAAAGTATGTGAGTGTGGTGAGGAGGTCCACACAGACATGCAGTTTCCCAACGGAGCGTCAGGTATTTTCGTTATTCATGATGCCTTTGAAACATATATTAAAGAATAAGTTACTATTACAAAAACATTTTCACACACAAGAGTGGGCTATGGATAATTGGCCATTCTGGATGTTGGAAGAAAATGTTAAGTTAGTTAACGAAATTATGGAAGAAGAGGAATCGAATAGAAAGAAAGAAGAAGAATCACAACAAAAAGGTATGCCAGATACCAATTCTATGATGAAAAACGCATCAAATATTGGTAATATGGGAAGTAACTTTAATATGCCAAGTATGTAAAAAATTAAACCAGTATTTATACTGGTTTTTTTATGCTTAATAATTTAAAATAAAAAAACCCACCATTGGTGGGTTTTTAATTATTGTAAATATTAATATCCGTCTACTAATGGTGGGTTAATACCAAAGTTTTGGTCGATGTATTCATCAATGAAGTAGTCATAAACGAAATCAGCTTGAGCAGATTCAATGATGTTATTTGATGACCAGTCAAGTGAATAACCAGCTAATTTTGTAATTTGACAGTTTTGGAAAGTCACACGTCTTAATACAACACCTTTTTTATCGTGTTGATTAACGATGATAGTACCAATAATATCACTCTTATAGTGAAGACCACCGTTTTGAGAGTTAAATACTAAATCGTACCATGCTTTCATTGTATTCCAAGTTTCCATAGAACCTTGTTGGTTAACATTCACCTGAATTGGAATAGATAGAGTACCATCTGTTTTAGTAGGTGATGCCATAAACATTCTAGTTGAATATTTAAATCTTTGTGTTTTTGCAGCAACGTCAAACTCAGTTAAGTTCATATCAATTTTGGTTGCATTTTGTAACAACAAAATTGGATCTCTTCCTTGAGCTGTTAATATTACTGGTAAGATAAAAGTAATCTCAAATAGGTTTAGGTAAACTACCTCATCTGGAAGTGTACCTGGACCACCTGGTGAGCCTGCGTTTTTTACCTGTGTAAAATGTGGTAATGCCATCTTTTTATATTATTTTTTATTTAATTTGTTTGACAAATTATAACTTATATATTATATTATTTTTTGTCTCTATATAATTTATTAGTTCTTAGTGTATATATTAGTTATAAAAAGTGATTTTTTTCTAAACTATAGTAAAATGACTAACTATAATTAAAAATAAACTGTGCAGATGAGAGTTTTTATGATAACAGATACACATTTTGGTATTTATCTTAATAATTTAGATAAATGGCTCAATATGATGGAATCTACCTTTTATAACTTTGTTATACCTTACTTAAAAGAAAATTCTAAACCAGGTGATATACTTATTCACTTAGGTGACTTGTTTGATAATAGAAATAGTTTACCTATTATCGTACTTAATAAAGTTGAAAAAATACTCAAAGAAGTTTCTGATATTCTACCAATGCACATTATGGTTGGTAACCACGACCTTTGGAATAAAGGTTCTAATGAAGTTAACTCTGTTCGACTTTATGGTTATATAAATAAGAATATAACCGTTTATGAGAAAACAACAACTTTAGAAGTTGGTGGTCAAAAATTAGTTCTTATGCCTTGGGTTGAGAAAAGAGTGGACATGATTAATGAGTTATCTTCTAACAAAGGAGATTATCTTATGTGTCACTCTGACCTTAATGGTTGTAGAATGCACTTAAACTCAGTAGCTCATAGAAATCCAGACAAAATTGATGTTGAGAACTTCTCAGGATATAAGAATGTATTTTCAGGACACATTCATATTAGACAAGTTAATAGTAACTTTATGTTTATTGGTTCATTATATCAAATGGATAGAAATGATTATGGTGATCAGAAAGGAATAACTGTTCTAAACTTAGAAGATGATTCTATTGAGTTTGTACATAATACATATTCACCAGTATTTAAGAAGGTAAGAGTTGTTAATGAAGATGATGTTGAAGAATTGGAATCATTAAAAGATACTAAAGATTATATTGATATTGCCATCTCAAATAACTTACTTGTTTCTAATAGAAAATTAAGAAGAAAGTTAGAAGTTATATTAGAGAAAAGTAATTTTGCTTCTGTTGAGTATATTGATGATATAACAAAAGAATTAGTTGATGGAGAAGAAGTAAATGAATCTATTGAAGTTGATGAAGATTCTATTGACATCTCTATTCAGTTAGATTATGAAGATTATGTTAAAGAATATATCTTAAAACAAAAATATGATAATGA